GAAATAATTTTGTCCAAAGCCCGTTCTGCAACTTCCTCTGGGGTAAACCCTCGGCCTTGCGTTGTAAGAACCTTGACATTTGCGCCCCCTAAAAGAAAGGCTACTTCGCTCATTGTGCTCATCGGACCGGATACCTCGCTTGTTCGGTTCTGTACATATCTTGACGATCTTTGCCTTCACCAAGTTGTTTCAACATGGCAAGCGCTTCATTATAGCGGGCTACGTAGTTATCGTTAACGTCTTTCTCGCCCTTCATAAAGGCATATGCTTCAAGTAACGATCCATACAAAAGCGCCGAGTCAAAGTTAGTACCAAGCCAAGTTGTACCAGACGTAACAATAGACGCTGGGTAGGCGTAATAAAGCAACTCCATAGTGTAGTCTGCGTTTGGAGTCGGCCCTAAAATGAACGTATTCTCATCAAAAATGGCGTAATGAGTGGGAGCACCTGTAGTAGCAGGAGTGGGGAAAGACTCCCGAATAAACTCAACGTCTTTATTTAGCAGGTAATCGTAACTTCCATCAGCATTGATTCGGGCCAATGAAAACGTAGAAAGCCAATCTAAAGGTGTGGCTAAGAACCTATTACCGCTTGTACAGTTACCCGTTACGTTTTCCCGGGATACAGGAAGTTGAACGCTGTTATAGATCCTCTGCTCGGCCTGACGAATAAACGTGTCCACCTGATCTTTTGTAAGAAAAGATGTAGTCGTAGCAGTAGTGGTCGCAACCACCGTATCTGGGAAATTATTCTCAGCATACGCTTGAATGGTCTGAAACAGCGTCGAGTAATTCACAACTTACCCCATTTTTCCGCTAATTTTGCGGCCTTTGGTTGCAGCGCCATAACCACGCATTTCACCAACACCATAAGGATTAATTGGCGCATAGTTTCCTCTGCTAACAAATCCACTAGACATATTCATTTTGTCCATTTCTTCTGCTCCAGTTTTATAAACTGAATAAGTTTGGACATTGGTTGATTTTCCATCCATAGTGTGAGGCTCGGCATAAACTTCAGCACTACCAACTTCCTTCCCCATCATTTTTGCGCTGTACTTAGCCATTATCGACCCCTTCCGGAGTTTTTATAAGTAAAAGACGATACCTTTTGGTTGGCAACTTTTGCCAGCCCACGGCCTAATTGTTTCATCTGAAGGTTGGTTTTACCACCCTTAGCCATCTTTTTAACGCCGTGCATCTTGACCTCATGGCCTTTGACGGCCTTCTTAGCCACCTTTTCCATCATCGGCTTGTCTTTTGATATATCTGAATGTTTCATATGTGCTCCTTAAGTAATTGTTACTGTTACTACGCCTGTCTCACCCGCCCCAATTAAATTATTTGGGATAGGCAAATCTAAAGAATTTCCAAGACCCACCGGGTTCCAACCCCATTGAATCTGCCTACTACCACCTGACGGAGTGCCGTCACTACTAACCGCAGGAGTGTTAGTAGCCAATAACTGCAATCCTGTTAAACCGGCCTGCAAATAACTACTGTCATTACGTGGGTTCCTTAAAGCCTGTGGGTCATCTACCGGATACATCCCCAACTGTAACTGTGGCTGATCCGGTTCCCAACAAGAAGGGCAAACTAATATGTTCACATTCTTGGTCTTAATGACCAAACCCTTCAACTGCTTTAACTTGTACTGGAACCCACAGCGATCACACATCGCAATCGCATTTTTTCCAGAAGCAAACTTATTTCCCATTACTCAATAAACATTCTTCTAGGAACAAAACGAACAGCCGCCTTGTCCCTATCCTCTTCAGAGGCATATTGCCACTGTTCAGCATACTGTTCTTTTAATACAGCAACCCTATCAGGAGCAACCTTCAGTGCTAAGTAATATGCCAACCCAGCGATCATACAATTTAGGAATCGGAAGGGTATATCTTCTGTCGTGATGCCATTGCCAGCATCTTGAATCCTTCGCATACGCCAGTAGACGAACGTGTAAAAGTTGCTCTGATCGGGGGTAGGCCATACATAAATCTGAGGATGATCAACGCCAGTAGTCGTATTTGTTCCTTCTGGTCTGCCGCCCGGAGGGTAGGTAGCACCCGACTGACGGTCTACCCAAACCTGAATAGGGCGACCAGTTGCTAACTTATTTGGGATCGTGGCATAGGTAGAAACACTAATACGGGTAATCGTTAAGTCGGCTTGGTTCGTCCCGGTACCTGTCCGGGTTACGTGCTCAAGAAGATCAATCGTGTCTACCGGTAGTTCGTAGGAAGCCTGATTGGCTACGAGTGGGATCTCCCCATTTTCGATAGTCCAAAGGTTAACTCCACGATTAGACCACTCAACGGTGAGTAAGTTTAAACTGCGTCTGGCAGTCCGAAGGTCGTAACCAGTCCTGAGTTCTTTTCCGCAGCGTTCAAACGCTTCCTCAACTATATTGTTGAGGTCTAAATTAAAGGAACTGGTGCCTGACGTGGTCATTTTATTTTCCTATGCGGAGCAACTTTTTTAGCCACTCCTTTAGGCTGAGGAACAAACTGCTTCCCTGCGGCTTTACCGGCTCTCTTGGCTTTCGTGGTCGAGGCGTACTCTTGCGGGGAGAGCGCTTTGATGGCGCTACTTGGGAGGTATCTTTCCCCTGTCGCCTTCGGTCCTTGCGTAGAAGGTTTGCCACTCTTAGTTCTCCACTTTTGTTGAGTCCACGCCTTCAGACTTTGCTGCGGCTTTTTCAAGTTCGACATTCCGTTCCCTCTGTCTAATCTTTCTAAAGTCTTCAGCGGTGCTAATCAACCATTCAAAAACGTTTCCATTTTGATTGGAATCATAGACAGGGAATCTAATCCTTGTACCCACCGCCCGCTTTCTTGTACTGAATAGCCATCATTTGAGCCTTACGGGCACTCCATTGACCCGGAGCACCCCCTTTGTTCCCAGCCTTGATACGTTCAAATATAGACTTCCGTAGTCCGGGTTTGGTGTAATTACCAGCCTCATTAACCCTAGATACCTTGCCGCCTTCAGCGTACATAGTGACCTGATTCGGATCATCCTTACGGGTGATCGTCTTGGCCTTAGGCATCTTAGAGGGGTTTATAGCCCCCATTCCACGGCTTGGTCTCATTTAGCACTTACCGCCATTACGCATTTTGGTCATACCACCCTTGGCAAGAAGTTTGCCCTTGGTTTTGCCTTTTATAGCAACACCATCGGCTCGCTTAGAGGCGCTAGAAGCGCCTGTTTTCATTTTAGCCATGCCACCTTTAGCCATTTTGCCTTCGCCATCAGCCGCAAATGCGGGAATTTTTTTACCATCTTTCATAACCATCGGCATACCACCAGCAGCCATCTTTTTCATGTCTTTCCCTTTCGTAAATTCACGACCTACGGACGTTGGTACGCCCACCTTTTTTGCAAACTTGGGGTTATTAGCCACCGCTTGCATAAATCTTTCTTGCTTGGCTGATACGCTAGGCACGAGTTTTCCCCCGCACTGCACAACCATCGGCACGGGCGGAAGCAGATCTTACTTTCCCGCCTTTTTTGTAATCAGATGGAGTTGCTCCCATAAGAATCATGTCTGCACGAGAAGGGTATTCCAAATCACGACTTTCTCTTCTAAATTCATCATATGCTTCCCGCTCTCTTTTTGCATCTAAAGATTCTGTACCAGAAGAACCTTTAGTTTCTCTTCTTACTTCAGCATCAGCCTCATCCCGTGCCTTTGTAGCCTTTTTTACTTCAAATCCATGAGGCCCTGCTGTTTTTTTATATACTGAAGCACCAATTTTGCTTTTAGCACCGTAGTAATTTTTGTCAGCCATATCACACCATCTTTCCACGGGTTTTACCCCGTTGAGCACAACCATCTGCACGTTTAGAGGCAGACGATACTTTTCCGCCTTTTTTAAAAGCAGGCACACTTTTCAGGGCACCAGAAAAACCCGGCTTTTCATATATAACAGGCATACCAAAACTATCTCTATAACCACCAATTCCGGTTTCTGGAGGTTTTATACCTAGTTTGGATTGAATCTCACTGCCGGTCATTTTGCTTATGTCGCCGGATATAAATCCCAAATTTCCTAATCCACCCATTGGACCTTGACCACCAGATCCACCTTTAATTGAGTTAATAGCGTTAGCCGCAGTGTCGGCTGCACCCATAAGGGAGGTTGCCTCTGAAGCAATCCCGGATAATCCACCACCAGCGTATTTTTTAACTTTCTTTTTCATACCATTTTCCCACGGGTCTTACCACGAATAGCGCAACCATCAGCGGATTTAACATACCCACCAGATCTCTTGCCTTCAGACTTTTCCTCTTTAGGCTTTTCCTCTTTAGGCTCTTCTTTGGGCTTTTCCTCTTTGGGAGGACGCTTAGGCGAAGACAACATAGTCCCTAAAATACCAAGGATTTGACCGGTATTCATGCTAGACCATCCTTCCACGGGTTTTGCCACGAGAAGCAATGCCATCAGCCCGCTTAGAAGCAGACGATACTTTGACTTTTCCACCTTTTTTCATCCCACGAGATTCACGCTTTAATTCTGATGCCGCAGCGGCCTTCTCTGCTTGATCACGGTTATATGCCGGACGGTCGTATTTCTTCTGCAAATACTCTTCTTTCATTTTCCCCCGAGGAGTACCCAAAAGCATATGGACATCATCGCCTATAATTTGAGCACTATCTTTCAAATCCTGTGCCCCAGCGCTGAAAAAGTCACCAACCTTGCTTCCAGCCAGTGCTGCGCCACGCATAGCACCACGGATGCCACGAGTCATAAAATCCTCGTTGGGGTCTACCTTAGACTCCTCGATCATCTTTGTGCGC